TGAGAACTGCAAATGGCGGTCGGATGAGTTCACAAGCGTTTGCGTGAATGATGAGAGCGACCACTTAGCAGACTTCGTGGAAGCGGAACAGACGTGCGAATGCTGGGAGAAACAGGATGAGCAAAGGGCTGATTGTCAGCCGGAAAGACTTGCTTCAGGTGAGTTGCCATGACGGACGCGCAAAAAAAGAGAAGGGCAGAACGGATTATTGAGTGCTACAAAGTAAACTATGCAGAGCCGTTCTGGAAAGCGTACAAGGACAAAAACCACATGGAAATGGGCAGACTTCTTTCACGCTCACATGATTTCAAGTTCGGGCTGTTTATGGCTGACCCACACGGCAAATGGCATCAGCGATTGAACAAGGTGGACATAGAGCTTAAAAAGCAGATTTGCCCGGAGGAGGATGACGATCCATGAATGACGAGAAAAAACTGACAATCAACCCGGAAGAGTGCGACCGAAACATCAAGACCTACGGCGATGTCATCCGGCACATGACGAATCAGGAACTGGCGCTGTTTCTCATCAACGGGCATTTCAACCTTGAGATGGGCCTGATGGCAATCATCCGGTCGAAGACCTATATGCACCGCATGGGTGGTGACCCGATGGTGGAAACCAAGCCTTGGGAGAGTATGCACAGATTCATGGAACACCGCATTGAGGACGAGGAAGAAAACTGGGCAGACATCTGGGGAGTAGAGAACTGGCAGGATATGTGCCAGTGGGAAAGCAAACATATGAAGAATTTCGGAATGGACGTGGTGTATTGAAATGAATAAGTACCACAACGAGCCGACAATAATTGACGGTATACGATTCCAGAGCAAGAAGGAAGCAAGGCGCTGGCAGGAACTGAATCTGTTACAGCGAGCCGGGGAGATTGATAATCTCCAGCGCCAAGTGCCGTTCGTGATTTGTCCGCAATGCAAGACGCGGACGGGGAAGAACCAGCCAGCGCGGAAGTATGTAGCGGACTTCGTATACACAGACAAGTTTGGTCGGCTTGTGGTCGAAGACTCGAAGGGCGTAAGGACTGACACATACAAGCTCAAAAAGGCGCTGATGCTGTGGATTCACGGCATTGAGATTCAGGAAGTATAGGAGGGCAAAAATGGAAACGACAATTATTCTTTTAATCTCTGTGCTCGGTTTGCTGGTAGGGTATTTGGCCGGGTATTTATTGGGAACGTGGCGTATCATAAGAAAGCGGAAGGCGGCATTCTCAGCCCTGCCGGACTATGACATGAATAACCCTCTCAATCAGGGCCAGTATGCGCGGACGGTCGTTGAAGACGGCGTAACGTGGACGGTATACGGGGGTTGGGGCAATGGTCAGAGATAGTTACAACATCGACTACGCGCACCATGCGTATTCATTCAGACCTACGCTGTGCGGCAACTGCAAACAATGGGACTGCAAGCGCGCAGAGCGAGAACCAGCCCATGGGTGCTTGATGGCTGAGTGTAAGAAACTGCATATACAGACAGCAAAAACCGACTGGTGCAAGAAGCCAATCGAAGTCCGGGAACACGAACGAGCAATGGCGATGTACAGGGAGGGCAGATAATGCACACAATGGATATTATTGAGCAGATAGACGCAGAGCGCATCAGGCAAGGCAAGAGCGTGCCGCAGATGGCAGAGGAGCTTGGGTTGTCATTCTCAGCCTACTACCATTGGCTTGAGGGGCGTTCGTCGCCCCGGCTGTCGCAACTGCTGAAAGTGATGGACGGTCTGGGCTTGACGCTGGTCGTACACGGAGGCAAACGCGATGCCGCTTAACAGGGCAATGCGCCGGGAACTGGCGCACAACGGTAAGCTCGAAAAATACATGAACGATGTGTACGAGCGCGAGCATGAGCAAGTCAGGGCGCACTCTTATATTCATGCGTGGGTGAGCATGATGCTGGCGCTGGTAGACCGCTACGGGCTAACAGCAGAAGAACTGCACAGCATAGCGGTGGACACGCTGGAATACGTCAACGGCATTGAGCCAGCGCATGAACTGGCGGTCATGCTGAAAGAGCGGACAGGATTCGATATTGATGAGCGTCCCAGCGAGAGCGAATTGCGGTATATTGAAAAGGAGTGAAGTGGATGACTGATGAGATTGAGCGTCTGGCAAAGGCTACGGCAGAAGCAGAAGAATTTATGAGCAAAGCGCCTTATTTGTGCTATGGCTTAGCGAAAGAACTGATAGTAGCGGCAAAGGAGGTCATATATGCCGATAAAAGGTAAATGCTGGTCTTGCGGTGACGAGGCGTATTTATACTGCAAGTTGCTGTACAACAACATAGAAAAGCGGGTAGAAGTTCATATGGTCTGTGCGATATGCAAGAAGTATTTTGAGCAAAAGGGGGCGAATGCAGATGCCTGATCGCCACTCACGCTGTGGAAACTGCGCGTACCACGAACCGACATTCATTTGGAGTGAGGGTGTGTGTGAGAACCCGGAAAGCACATACTACAAGTGTTACACGGACAGATTCGCGTATTGCAAACGATTTGAGGAGAAAGAAAATTCCGAAGAAGAAAATGAAGAAAATTAAATAACACCTTAATTCAGGAGCAACATGCCGGGAATGGATACCTGACAGAGAGCAGACGGTTCGAGGCCGTGACCCGGCTTGGGCGATTTGGCTATAAGCCAAGCGGAAAGCGTTTACCTCACGAGACCCGCGCATTCTCAGCACGAAAGTCTTTAAGCGTTTCTGCTTTCGTGACTGTGAAGGATGCTATTATCGCCCTTTAACGGTTTGCGGTCAGCCGTACAACAAAACCGCGCTTTTTTGAAAGGGGCAACGCATGAAAATATTGGAGATAGTGGACGAGATAGAATTAGAGCGTGAAAGACAGGGACTGACTGTTGAGGAACTTTGCAAACATGCAGGGGTATCAGCGAAAACATACAGCCGTTGGAAAGCGCGCAAGAGCTACGCAACACTTGCGCCGCTGTCGTGCATTATGGACGTGCTGAATCTCGAAATCAAAGTAGTCAAGTGGGGGGCTAAGTGAATGTATAAGCTGTGCAAGGTAGATAAGAACGGTGCGCGCGAACTGGTCGGGTATTTCGATAGTCCTGCTGATGCAGGGTGCGCGATAGACGAGGATGCAAAGAAGTTCGATGATGAAGCTGTCTATGAGATGATAAGGCTTGACGACAATGAGCAGAATCATTGAATTGTCCGATTTCGAATGCCGGATGATTTCGATTTTCGCAGAGGAGACAGCCAAAACACAGCAAGCCATTGAGTTCGGGCAGAAGAAGTCAAAGCCAAGGGGCGTGAAAGAGATCGCGAGAGATACGCAAATCGGCAAGATGGCTGAAGTGGGCGTAGCGAAGATGCTGAAGTCTGACTTTGGCTTGCACTTGCCCATCAATTATGAGATTTATCCTGCTGGCGAGTGCGATGATAACGACATCACGATAAACAACTGGACGATAGACATCAAGAGTACACGGAACGGGCGCTGGCTGTTGTTTGAACGGTCAAAGATGGCATACAGACAGCGGAGCGGCACTTTGCCGGACATGATTATCATGTGCAAAACACCGTGGGACGAAGACACGGACAGCCCCAAGAGCAAAAGCGTTGAGCTGGTCGGGTGCGTAGGCACTCAGAGGCTAATCAAAGGCGGAAGGGGCGTACACAGGATTCGCGCAGGGGATAGTCTGCCGGGGACGAAGTGCCGACTGCTGACGGATAATTACGCTGTGCGCTTTGATGATTTGGACGATGTGGACAGCCTGAAAGACTATGTGGCGTATATGCTGAAGCACGAACCAAGGAGACAGAATGGAAGCAAGAATCAAGTATGACAACCCGGCGAAGCGCTTTCTCAGGGGCTACAAGGCGCTTATCCTGAGACGCGATTCATTGCTACGGGAGATTGAGCGACTGCGTGAGAGCATCACGGGAACAACCGTAGCGCTGAAGGAAGATGTGGTATCTGGCGGCGGCGCGTCTGACAGGATGGGTGCGACTGTGGCGCAGATCGTGGACGCAGAGGAAGCGCTGAAGCCCGTGCTTGCTGAAATCACGCAGAGCGTGGGCGAAATTATGAGCGCTATCGACTCTGTACAGGATGAGATGCAGAAAACAGTCCTGACGTTGAGATATATTGAGGGGCTGGACTGGTTGACTGTTTCGGGCAAAATCGGTTACGAGATAGCGCAGACATATGTCATACACGGGCGAGCGCTTGTCGCTGTCAATCGCTGGCTGGAAAAACAAAGAGGCGATAAAACATCATAGGAAAATATAGTTTTATATGTGCTAAAATGCAATCGTCAAAAGAGCGCCGATAGAAACGGCGTTTTTTTGTTGCCATTTGTGGGCGGCGGGTGTTTCCTTCCTTGCACTCGTCCGGGGTGCGCTCCGTTGCGCGAAAGCGTGTTTTGCCGAGGTGGGTGCGGGGGCGTGTTTTTGAAGGAAGGAAAGGAAGGAAAGGAAGGGATTTTATGGCATTGGAGGTCGTGTATCTATCGCCGGATGAGCTGACACCGTATGAAGGAAACACGCGCAAGCACGCGCCTGATGACATTGAGCAAATCAAGGAAAGTATTCTTGCTGATGGATTCCTTGACCCGATTGGGGTTTGGGGAGAAAAGAACATCATCGTCGAAGGCCACGGGCGACAGATTGCCGCAAAAGAGCTGGGGCTTGATAAAGTCCCGTGCATCAGGCTTGACCATCTGACGGACACACAGCGCAGGGACTACGCGATCCGGCACAACAGGACGGCGGAACTGAGCGCGTGGGATTTCGGGAAGCTGGAAGAAGAGGTTGCGCGGCTTGAGATCGAGGGGGTTGATCTGAGTGGGCTGAACTTCGATGTACTTATAGGGGGGGGCAATCCCATTCCTGACAATTTGGATGCAGAAGAAGATTACAATTCATCTGCCCCCATAGCCGGGAAATTCACGTTCAGCAATTATGTGGAATACGCACAGCATGAACAGGAATTAAAGGATTTTGCTGAAGAAATCGGCGCTGAATTTTCGGTGGTCAAGGCATGATCACGTTGAAACGGGCAACGCCGGAGGCTGTGCGGTATGCGTGTTTGAATTTTCACTATGCTAAGACTGTTCCTTCTTCAATGTATTCATACAACGTTTATAATGAGCAAGGCAAATGGTGCGGTGTCATTATTTTCGGAACTGGTGCGAATAACAGAATATCAGTACCTTTCAGAATGAATCCGGGAGAGGTCATAGAACTTGTAAGAGTCGCTTTGAATGGAGAACAGCCTTGTACAAGTGAATGTGTGTCAGCAAGTCTGAGAAGGCTTCATAATGATGCACCACAAATAAAACTTGTCGTTAGTTATGCAGATATGGATCAGGAACATGCTGGGACAATTTATCAAGCAACAAATTGGATTTACTTGGGAGATACGCTTGTTGGTGAAAAAGATGGTGCATTCATTATTCATGGGAAAAAGATGCACGGTCGTTCAATTTCAAGCAGAGGATGGAAGCATAATGAAGAGTGGCTTAAAAAGAATATTGACCCTAATGCAAAGGCATGGATTACGAAGGGAAAGCACAAATATATTTGGGTATATGACAAGAAGCTCCGTAAGGAATGGCAAAAGAAAGCCCTTCCTTACCCGAAAAAGGGCGAATAATCGCCCTGTATGCGGTTTTAGTTCAATGGAAGAACAACTTTCAATCCTGAAAGAAAACGGCGGTTCGATTCCGACCAAACCGCTCCAACAAGTATTTATCGGGGGTGATACCCATTGAAGAAACTAAGCGGGTAGACTGGAACGCCAT